ACATCGACCGATAAACTCTTCAGGCTTTTCACCTTGCTTTCTTGTTGGTATTGGCATAAGTTAAAATATTATTCCTTTCGTGTCAGTATGTTTATTTATCTTTTTGATTTGCTCAGCGTTATTGTCGTAGTGTTTGGCTATCCTGTAACGTATCATGTATTTCCATTTGTCTTCTCCATTCGTGAACACAACTTTCGAGTGCGGAATGCCTAATGAGTCAGCAAGTTTCAATACAGGGCGCGAATCACTTATGTCGCGTGCCGTAATAATCCAAACATCATTGCCGGCTTCGAGTTCATTCTTTGCGATTTCTTGCCCTCGTTTCGTTTCAAGCGTGTCATCAAAGTCAAAACTTACCCTCGTTGCTTCCGCTAAGACTATTCGGTAACGCATCAAAGTTGTTCTAATTGTTTCTTAAATTCCTTTATGAGTGAGTTGACGCAACTGCCGCAAGTCGAAGGTTGTTCCCTGCGACCTGTCAGCTTTGATTTCAACTCATATAATTTTTTCACTTGTTCCCGGCTCAATGAAGATAACGGCAAACCGCCCACGAATGTCTTCAGTTCCTCAATTTCCTCCTTTGAAAGTCTAAAGCTCTCCCACTTTCCCAGCGGACATTTCGCAAACATCAATTTGGTTTTTACGGGCATGACACAACCGCACAACCTGACTTTTTTCCTGCGATAGTTGAACTCGTTTTCTTCTGGAACGCTTTCGCCCACTATCAAAGTTCCACAACTCATGGTCGTTTTACGATAGTATTTGCATTCCTGACAAGTCTTAATGCGGTGATCTCTAATGGCTGGCGGTACGGTGAACATCGGTGCGTAGTTTTTTAAGTGCGTTTTGAATGTATTTGTAAAGACGTTTTATCGGTATGTTGGTCTTATCGCTCAAATCCTTGTAATCAAATTCGTCAAGCATATACAACCTCAATAGTATGGCTTCGCGTTCAGGCATGAGTTGAATGTAAGCATCGAGAAATTCGTTGTCAAGCCTGCTACCAAGCCAAGGTTCATCGGGTTCAATGTCAAAAGCGTTATCATTCTCATTCCACTTTTGCGCGAACTGCATATATTTCATTCCGAACCTTGAACTGTCATCAATAGCCATTAAGTAAATTGCTCTGTTGACGTATGAAATTAGTTTATCCTCGCAAGCAAGTTCCTCTGCCTTCTCTCGTTGGTTTTCAAGGATCTTCAAAAGTGTTTCGCTAACAAGGTCTTTAGCGTTGGTATGGTTCCTCGTTAATGTGGATGCGAACTTGATCCATGTCGGAAGGTGTTCAGCAACCGCATATTCAAGGCAATGCTCCACTTTTATTTTGATTTGTTCAAAATCATTCTACTTTTGTGCAAAGTAATTAACCTATTAACAATATCATGAACAAAATTCTTAACACCGATGACAAAGTTTTACTAAAACTCAGTCAAAGCGAAATCGAAACAATCACTAATGCAGCTCTTGCAAGTGACCAACAAGCCAAAGACCTTGTTTACAAGGCTATCATGAACGAAGCGCACCGCATCATGTCGCTGCAATCCAGTCGTGAACGTGTCGCAGCTATGGTCGGAGAAGACTTCATTGTGGACAAAGTCGCGTATGTATTTGAAGGCATGGTTTCAAGTATAACAGGATGCAATCACATTCTCTCAAGCGTTACACGTCACCAACAAATTGTATATGCACGTTCACTTCTGATTTTCTTATTGCGTACTCAATTCAAATCAATGCTGCACCTTTGCCCACTTGCGTTAATTGGTAGCTATTTCGTGCCGCGAAAAGACCATTCGACCATTATTCACTGCTACCGCAAGATAGTAAACGGATATTGTTATGATTCAAGACTTCGACAGGACTTGGATGTAATTAAACAAATGTGCATTGACATGAATCGTTTCGATAACGTGGTAAAAGAGATTGAGAAAATGGCAGAGGGTTATGCTGAAGTAAAAGCTATACGCGACAAAAATCGCATTCATGCGTATTGAATACCTGCCCAAACAAATCGAATGCTTCAAGGCACTTGCTACCGATTCGCCTTGTGAGATAGTTCTTTACGGTGGCGCGGCTGGTGGTTCTAAATCATTCACTGGTTGCGCTTGGCAAATCATGAGACGCTTGCATTATGCAGGCTCTCGTGGTTTAATAGGGCGAAGTAAACTCGACACCTTAAAGAAAACAACCGTAAAAACTTTCTTTGAAGTAGCTTCAATGATGAACCTACGGACAGGGCGCGACTATGAATTGAACGGCTCAACGAATGTGATTACTTTCTTCAATAAGTCCGAAATTATTCTTAAAGATTTATTTCAGTATCCGAGTGATCCAGTGTTCGATTCATTAGGCGGTCTTGAACTTACTGACTTTTACGTGGATGAAGTTTCGCAAGTCACAAAGAAAGCTGTTGACGTGTTACGCTCTCGTGTGCGTTTTAAGCTGCGCGAATTTGACATAAAGCCGAAAGCACTACTCACGTGCAACCCTTCGAAAGGATGGCTATATAATGAGTTTTACGACCCGTGGCGCAATCAAACACTCCCAGACCGTTATGCTTTTATTCAAGCCTTACCAGGTGACAATCCACACCTTCCCGAAAGTTATTTAGAAACGCTTGCGTCACTACCTGAAACCGACCGCAAAAGGTTGTTGCATGGTGACTGGGACTTCGATGAAAGTATTGACTGGCTATTCAAATACGATGACTTACTCAGATGCTTTCGTGAGGAACAGGGAACAGGTGAAATGTTTATCAGTGCCGACATTGCACGACTCGGAAAGGACAGGACAATCATTTGCGTATGGAAAGGACTTCAACTATTCGAGATTCATGAATTACGCAAGGAACCAATTACAACTGTGGTCGCAGCCATTCGGAACGCTATCAATAAACACAATGTAAAGCTCTCGAATGTTATCGTGGATGAAGATGGCGTGGGCGGTGGAGCAGTCGATATGCTGAAGTGTCGCGGCTTTCTCAATGGCTCAAAAGCAAGGCAACCTGATAAGTTCACAAACCAAAAAGCCGAATGCTATTACAAGTTAGCAGAACTTATTGAGCAAGGCAAGGTTATTTTACCAGTGCCGAAGCGCGACATCATTACAAAGGAACTCGACATGATTAGGCGCAAACGCCCAGAAGCCGATGGAAAGTTGGCCGTGACAGGAAAAGACGAAATAAAAGCCATGCACGGTGTGTCACCTGACTACGCTGATGCTATCATGATGCGGATGTATTTCGAACTTTCGCCCAATTACGGTAAATATTCTTACGTGTAAGTCGCTGATTTTCAAGGCAAATAAAAAAATTATGAAAAAAGTTTGCACATTAGAAAATAGTGTGTATATATTTGCTGCCGTAACCAATAAAACAACAAAACAATGGATTTATCAAGCCCACACAATGACGAGCAATGTATCTGCTCTTCACCCGACCAACTCGAAAACCGTTCACTGAAGGATTCAGCCTTCATGTACAAGCAACTTTCGACTGACCTCGAGAACATGAACAAGTACCTGTCCGCATCATTCAAGGAAGCGGTGGCAGAAACCTTAAAGTATCGCGATGCAAGAACCGCTAAAGATGTTGAACTGGTATTGCAACGCTTTCTGAAAGACTACGCTGCGCAAGTACAAGAGCTTTGCAGTGATGTTGACGATGTAATAGTAAACTGTGACCAAGAAAAATGCCCCTTTTGCAAATGAAAAACTTTATCGGTGTTGAAGACCGCATCAATGCGTACCTTAAACTTCAATCTAATGTCCAACTGACAAATGACACAAAGGATGAATTTCGCAGACTCCTGCACCTTATCGCAAGGCAGGCAGTCCGGGAAGCAACCGACATCATGATGTTCAATAGTGAAACCCAATTATCTAAATAACATGACAGCAAAACAAATTTCCGACCGCATCGAACCATTCATTCCGGAAGACACCGATGTGATTACTTTGGCAGAAGCCGTTGCCATAGTCCTAAGAGATCAATACGGCAAACACAATTACGACCTATTCATTAAAACCCTAAACAACAAACTCAATGGAAACTAATCTAATGGATTCGCTTCAAAAATTCATGAAGCACCTTAATCGCGAACCAGCTCGCGAGTCAATCGCACCAACTCCCGACAATAGAGCGCACACGGTGACCATATCACACGTTGAAATGACACTGGATGAACTTTATTTCGGTAGATGGTCAACGACCAATTTCACATGGTCGGCAATCGGAAATGAAGTGCAAGGCTCATTAACTCTGAAAGTACATCACCCAGTTACGAATGAAGTGATTGAACGCACGGGAGCGGCTTCGATAGTCATAACAGTCGACAAAGCACCCGAAGGAATTAGCGGAGCTGAACGCAACCGATGGGCACTTAATCCTGACAACAAAAAACCGAATGCGCTTGACATGGCTTTCCCCAAGTTAAAAGCCGAATGCCTGAAGAATGCAGCGCAAAGTCTGGGTAAGATCTTCGGGCGTGACATGAACCGAAAAATTGTTGACGAATACAGACCGTTCAAAATACAGTTGCCCGAAAGTACAATGAAGAAAATCGAGAATGATATTAAGCTCGGTGTTGAAGAGTTTGAAATTCGTGAGGCACTTGACCAACTCGGAGACCTTGTTACCGACCAACAAAAACAGCATATCTTTGGACTCCTAAATAACCGAAATAATGAATAACTACACAAAAGAACTCTTCGAGAGTATCAAACAAAACACCGCATGGGATGTTGCAAGGCTCGGTAAGTTCACAGGCTCACGGCTCGGTGACTTATTTACCCAACCTAAAACAAAAGCCGCACAGGAAGCAGGCGAATGGTCAAAGACTGCTGAAAATTACATCCTTTCCAAAGTCATGGAAATCGTCACAGGGCAATCTCAAGACAGTGCATCCAGTGCTGCAATCGATCATGGTAATGAATGGGAAGAAACAGCACTCCTTGAACTTCAGAAGGCAATCGGTTCGCCTGATGAGAAAACACAACTGCGACCCGGATTCAAACTATTCAACGAATACTCAGGTGCTTCGCCTGATGCGTTTATGCAGTTAGCTGATACGAAAATTGGCGTTGAGATTAAGTGCCCTTACAATCCGATAAACCATTACCACCATTGCAAGATTCAAAGCGAAGCGGATTTGAAAGTCATTAACTCGGATTACTATTGGCAGGTGCAAATGAATATGCTGACTTACGAAATTGGCGGCTGGATATTCGCATCATTCGACCCACGTCAACCTGAACACCGCAGACTGCACTGGGCAATCTGTTACGCAGTTCCTGAAGATATGCAACTTGCTATTGATGTAATGGAAAAAGCAAAGCATTACCGCGATCAAATACTAAATGAATGGATGTTTAACAATAAAAACAAATAACAATGAACACAAAAGG